AATAAAGTTAAAACATTGATAGGACTTGATGGTATGGAAAGAACGCCAGATCAAGAAGAAGCATTAAATGCAGTTGCAAGAGCATTATTCACATCAGATGCAGGTAAAACATTTTTAAATTATCTTAGGTCAATTACAATTGAAACCGTAGCAGGGCCAGAAGTATCTGATCATCAATTACGACATATAGAAGGACAGCGCTATGTTGTTGGATTAATACAGCGCAGAAGCAATAAAGGACAATCACAAAAAATAGTGGAGGACAGTAACAATGGCTGATGAACAAATAACCGAACAAGAAATACTAGAAGAAGTACCTCAAGAAGAAGTACCTCAAGCAGAACGACCAGATCATGTGCCTGAAAAATTTTGGAAAGATGGCAAAATTACTGCTGATGAAATGGCAAAGTCATATACTCAGCTAGAGGCATATAGTTCAGGCAAAGAAGAAACTATTAAAGAAAAATTAATGGAAGAACTTGCTAATGAACATGCAGAAAATGTACCAGAATCTTATGAAATGCCTAAATTACCAGAAGGTATAACAGAAGAAATGGTAAATAATAACCCAATGACTTCATGGTGGACTGATTTTGCTAAAGAAAATGGGTTTACACAAGAAGAATTTGATTCAGGTATTACTGCTTATGTTGAAACTATGCAAAGTCAACAACCTGATTTAGAAGCAGAAATGGCGGCATTAGGCGAAAATGCAGCATCTAGAGTAGATGCAGTTAATGCATGGGCTAGTAAACATTTTCCGCCAGAAGAATTTGAGGCTATTCAGTATTCATTAGGCACAACAGCACAAGGTATACAGGCTATAGAACGTATTATGGATATGCAAACTACAGGTGTTAGATCCGAACAGTTTACACAGCCAGAAAAACAACTCACAATGGCCGATGCTAGAGCTATGATGACAGACAAAAGGTATTATGATCCACGTTTTAGAGATGAGGCATATGTAGCAAAAGTAGATGCTGCATTTAGAATGTTGACGAAGTAATGCTTTATGTGGAAAAAACAGTCCCAGATGATTGTTTTAGATTAGCATCAAACCTACAACAGCTAGATAAATATGAACTAGCTACAATGGGTATTGATCCATTGACTGCACTTATTAATCCATTTAGGTACAATAGGCCAAACACGCATACCTTTACTATTTTTGAAAAAGACACAAACAAAGTAGTAGCTATATGGGGAGCAATGCCTGTTAGTAAAACTGATCCTAATAAAGCAGCCGTATGGTTTTTAGCAAGTGATTTATTACATAAACACAAAAGATTTTTTCTACAAGGCAATATAAGATGGATCACTTATTTAGAATCACACTATACTTTTTTGTTTAATTTTATAATAAAAGAGCATAAACGTAGTATAAAATGGCTAAAATGGCAAAAATATTGCTTTGCAGAGCAACCAATACTTGTAAAAGATATAGAAATGTATTATTTTTATAAGCATCTACCAAAAGTAGATATAGAGATACAGCCCATTATGTCGGAAATAGGCCCTAAATGGACAACCGAATTGAAGGATAAAGGACAACTGTGAAATTTTAATTTAATTGAACAGGAGATAAAAGATGAGTACATCAATATCAACTGCCTTTATTAAACAGTTTGAAGCAGAAGTCCATATGGCATATCAACGTATGGGTTCAAAACTGATGAACACTGTAAGGCAGACAAAAAATGTAAAAGGTAGCCAGGCTCGTTTCCAAAAAGTAGGGAAAGGTACTGCGGTTACTAAAAATCGTCATGCTGAAGTTCCAACAATGGATATAACCCATAGTACAGTAGATGTAACACTTTCTGATTTTTATGCTAGTGATTATGTTGACACACTCGATGAGTTAAAAACAAACATAGACGAAAGACAAGTTCTAGCTCAATCTGCTGCGGCAGCTTTAGGTAGACAAACAGACCAATTAATCATTGACGTATTAGATGCAGGTTCAAACGCTGCAAACATAGCGCATGGTTCTGCGGCATTGACACTTGCAAAAGCATTGACAACATATGAAACATTTGGTGAAGCAGATGTTCCTGATGATGGTCAAAGATATTTTGTAGTATCACCTGCTGGATGGGCTGACTTGTTACAACTAGACCAATTCTCAAGAGCAGAATATGTTGGTGAAAGTGAACTACCTTATTCAGGTGGTATGACTGCTAAGAGATGGTTAGGGTTCTTATTCTTCACACATTCAGGATTGACACTTGATAGTACAACTAGAGATTGTCATGCTTACCATAAGTCTGCTATTGGCCTTGCTACAGGTGCTGATGTTAAGACTGAAGTAAACTACGTTCCTGAGAAGGTAAGTCATTTAACAACATCAATGATGAGTATGCAGGCTGTGGCGATTGATCCACTAGGTTTCATGCAAATCCAGATTACTGAATAAGGGAGGTTAATCATGGCTTTAACAGCAGCAAATTTAAAATTAGTCGCAGGTGGCGGAACTGGTAATGTTTGGCATTACACTACAGCAGATGCTCCTGGTACAGTTGCAGGTAGTGGTTACTTCAATGCAGTAACTGCAAACTTGAAACAGTACGATATGATATTAGTAGCAGGAACTACTGGTGGTACAGTAACTTTTGATTTATTAGGAGTTACCTCAGCATCAGGTGCAGCAACTGTTACAACAACTAACGGTACGTAAGTACTATTGATTTTGAGGGGAGGCACGACTACACCCTTCCCTCATTATTTTTTACGGAGGTATTATGTTATCAGAAACTAGGTTTGACATATGCAACAAAGCATTAGTATTGGTTGGTGCTAACATAATAACTAGCTTTGAAGAAGCTACAACAGAATCAACTGTAGCTGGTCAACTTTACGAATCAACTTTAGAAGCAATGCTAACTAGAATACGTTGGCGTTTTGCGGCTAAACAAGTACAGCTAACTAAACTTGCAGAGAATCCATTAGGTAGATTTCAATCGTCTTATCAACTACCAGCCGATGCTTTGTTAATACATACAGTTACTGTCAATGGCAATGTCATAGCATATGATAGATATGGAGATAAATTATTTACTGATACAGGATCAGGCGACACTTTAATTTGTGATTATACATTTCAAACAAGTGAAGCAGAGTTTCCACCATATTTTAAACAATGTATGGTATTTGAACTTGCTAGTTTATTTGCAGGTGCGATTGCAAGAAATGATACTTTATCTGAGTTGTATAGAAATAGAGCAATAAATCAAATAGCTTTAGCTAAATCAACTGATGGTCAAGCACAAACTACTAAACGTATGGATGTTAATAGAATACGTAATAGAAGAAATCGTACACATTTTGATAATGTTAACGCAACAGTTTCGAGCTAATGGATGCCAACACAGAGAATACATCAAGCCAGTTTTGTAAGAGGCGAACTAGATCCTAAGATTGTATCTAGGGTTGATGTTGTAGCATACGAGCAAGGATTAAAGAAAGCTCGAAACGTATTGACTCTTAATCAAGGTGGTATTGAAAGACGACCAGGAACAGTCTATCGTGCTACTGCTCCAGGCAATGGTAGAATAGAACCATTTATCTTTAGTGATGATCAAGAATACATAATACTTTTTACCAATACTGTTATAACTATATACAGTAGTAATGGTACTGCATTGCAAACTATTACTTCAACTGGTATTGCTACAGCACAATTAATGGAGCTTACTGTTACACAACAAGGTGATACGATGGTTATTACTCATAAAGATTTTTCACCTAGAATATTACAAAGAACTGGTGCAACTACATTTGCATTATCAGTCTTTCAGTTTGATGTAAGTGTAAATGGAGAAAAAACATATCAACCATATTTTAAGTTTGCTAATGATAGTATTACGTTAGATATAAATCAAACAGCAAAAGGCACAACAGGAGTAACACTTACTACTTCTGCTGATTATTGGACAAGTTCTTATGTTAATACTAGAGTACGTTATCATGGCGCAGAAATATTTATTACAGGCTACACTTCTGCAACAGTAGTAACAGGCACATTATTAGATGATGTTGAAATAGAATTAGATGCAAATCCACTAAAAAGCACTCAAGGTAGTGGCGTAGTTGAAGTAACTTTAGCAGAGCATGGTTTTTCTACAGGAGCAAGTATTACAATAAGTGGTGCGCAAGATATTTTTGATTTAGATGGTGCTGGATTAGCATCAGCAAATTTAAATGGTACATTTACTATTACTGTAGTTGATGATAATAGATTTACTTATACTGCTGGAAGTAGTGATACAGCAACTGAATCAGTTGATGGTGGTGGTGCTAGTGTTAAAATAGTAGGGCATCCACCTACTAGAAAATGGGATGAACAACTATATAGTGAGCCTAATGGTTTTCCTAGAGCATGTTGTTTTCATGAGCAACGATTATATTTTGGTGGGAGTGCAACAGCACCTGACTATTTAACTTCAAGCAAAGTAGGATCATTTTTTAACTTTGATGTTGGTACAGCAAAAGATGATGAAAGTTTACAAATGCAAATAGCATCAGATCAGATAAATGAAATAAGACATTTAGTTAGTGGGCGTGTTTTAGAAATATTTACCAGTGGTGCTGAGTTTTTTCTTAGACCACAAACAGGTAAAAATATAACACCAGCAGATTCAATGATTATTAGACAAACATCTTTTGGCGTACAACAAGCTGGTATGCCTAGACCTTTTGATGGTGGTACTTTGTATATACAAAAAAATGGTAAGAACATAAGGGATTATGTTTTTGCCTCAACCACAGAATTATTTGATAGTAATAATACTAGCCTGGAGTCATCACATTTAATTATTACTCCAACAGATACAGCAACAGCTACATCATTACCAGATAGAACTGAACAGTTATATTTCTTAGTATGTGGTGATGGTACTATGTGTATTTATAATAGCCAAAAAGAACAAAAGATATTTGGATGGACACAATGGAATACAGATGGTAATTATAAATCTATTGCATGTTTATCATCAACAATCTTTTCTTTAGTAGAAAGAACTATTGATAGTAGTACAGCATATTACTTAGAGCAGTTTGCAACTACACAATTTGATATACCAACGGATATGTCATTTACTAAAACTATATCTGCAAGTTATCAACCACATGGCACAGTAAAAAACAAAGGCGCAGTATCTGCTGGCGTAAGTCAATTTATTATTGATGGTGCAACAGCTAGTCCTAATCAAGGTGATACTTTTCAGTTTGGTGGTACTGGCACAACGCATACAGTTACAAGTGTTACCAGCACAGGAACAACTAATGAATATATAATATCAGTTAGTCCAGTTACCGCATCCATAAGCGATAATACTGATTTAATATTTTTAACCAGTCGTGTATTTACAGGTATTACTCAGGTAGGTAAAACAGTTCATGCAACCTCAGGCTCAACCGAAGCAGGAGACTTTTTTTATTATGGTAGTGCCGTTGTAGCAGCAGGTGGTACAGCAGTATTTCCATCTCCAGCAGCAGCGTGTGATATAGGTATGGACTATGACATTACGGTAGAAACACTACCACAAGATGTAAGACTAGGTGATGGTGTACTTACAGGTAAGCCACGTAAGATAGGTAAAGCTATATTAGAGCTATCAACTACTTACAATGTAACTATAAACAATAATCAAGTTTTAATAGGTTCTAATCCAAATGATGATACATCTGGATTACAATCTTTGACAGGCAAAAAAGAAGTGCATACACTTGGATATGAAGTAGATCCTACATTGACAGTATCGCAAACAGCGCCACTACCAATGAGAGTATTAGGTGTAACATCGGAGGTTTATTACTAATGTGTCATCCAGCAGTATTTACAGCAATGGGAGCAAGTACAGCTACAGCAACAACTTTAGCTGCTGTTGCACCTACTATTGTTGGTGTTGCAGGATCAACATTAATGAGTGTGCAATCTGCAAGAGCTTCTGTTAAATATGCAGAAGAACAAAATAGATTAGAACAACAAGCAATAAGTGAACAAGCAAATCAACAAAGAATAGAAAAACTGCAACTTGAAAATAATAGAACCGAAGAATATTTAGATAGACTTGCTGCTAATAGAGCAGCACTTGCTGGATTAGGAATTACAGAACAAGGCGGATCATTAAGAGCATTATTAGATTCTAATAGAGAAACTTATAAAAAAGATTTAAGAACTATAAGTTTAAATTATAGTTTAGGATTAAGTAATTTAGCTACAGCAAGAGCAACATCTAATTTAGGTTTGCAAGCTGCAAAATCTTCTGCAAAAGCAGATCAGGCCACAGCTATATTTAGTGGAATAACTGCGTTAAGTACAGTTGCAGATGAGTTTCGTGTAGGTGATTCACCTACAAATAAAACAACAGTAAAAACAAAAAATTTATCAGATCAATTTAAAAATAGGCAAAAAATATAATGGCTTTAGATAAAGAAAAACAAAAATTAATATACAAAGAACAGATTAATGTTAATCGTGGTCGTGGTTATGATTTTTTAAATCAACAACAAAAAGAAAATGCAAGAAAATATAAAAATGTTTTAGATAAATTTGCTAGTAACTCATTTCAAAAATTTCAAAAACAACAAGAAAAATTTGGTAAAGAACTTGCAGAAAATACACCATTAAGAAAAACAGAAGTACAAGTTACAGATCCTGTAACTGGAGAAATAAAAACTAAAATGGTTACAACTGGATATGAAACAGCACAAACAGATAAACTATTAACTGTATCAGCAACAGCAGCATTTGAAACAGACATATTAGATGATTATGAAAAAGCGGTACTTACTGACGGTGCAAATATTGTAGAAGATACTGCAAAAATGTTTGGTAAAAATATAAATAAATTTAATGAACAAGAATTTAATAATTTAGTAGAAGAACAATTAGAGCCAATGCGTAGAGCAATGACTACTAATATGAAAAAAAATTTTGATGCTAAAACAAGTATACAAACAACACAGCACCGCAATCAATTAGTTAGATTAAAAACAGGATTTGATCAACAAGTAAAAAATGCAAAATTTAAAGTAGAGATAGAAACATTGCAATTAGAATATGCAGAAAATGCTTTTAATCCTATTGAAAGAAATAGAATACAAGAAAATATATTTGCAATAGTAGATAAATATTCTGTAGATACAGTAGGCGCAATAGCACAAGGTGAAGATATTAAACTGCAAATAGTAGCAACTGGCAAAGTATATGATGCTTTGCAACCATATTTTGTAAGTAATATGATGGATTCGTCATTAAATACACAAGAATTATTAATAGAAAATTTAAATAAATTAGATTTATTAAATACTGGTAATTTTGATCAATCTGTAGAATTACATGATTTTACTACAGGACAAAAAGTTACTGTATCTGCCAATGAATTAATAACAAAAGATGCCAATACTGTATATACAAGAAAAGCATTAAGACAACAAATATCACATTTAAGAGAAATATTAAATAGAGGTATTGCTACAAGAAAGTCTAATAATAGTGGTGCAGAAATATATAAATTACAAGCAAGTAGTAATACAAAAATTTATGCTAGTAATAGTGGTTTTAATAAATGGTTAGATGGAGACAAAGGAAAACAAGCATCATTAAATGCTTATAATATTAGTCAAAAGACAGATTTTTCGCTTGATGATTTAAATAAAGATCCAGTATTACAAAATCAATTATTAAGTTTCAATATTCAAACACAAGGCACACCAGGTTTTGCTATAACAGAAAAAATTAAAGATGCTTTTGCAACAAATAATATTAAAGCAATACAAGAATTAAGAGACTTAGGTGTTTTAAATATGCTTACTTATGCAAAAAGTCAATATTTAAGCGGCATAGATTCACGTACTGAATATGAAGTTAATAGAATTAATACCTTATTTGATGCAAAAACTGCTGCAAGAATAAAAGAATTAGTAGATTCTAATGAAGATGCTAGTGTACTAATTGAAAGATATAAAAAAGCAGATGAAAGCAGTATATCACTTACCGAAAGATTAAAATTAATTAATTTAAAAAATCCAGATAGTGAAAATGGCGAATCTGTATTTACTCCTGAAACTTTAAATATGTATTTAGTTAAACAAACAATGGATAAATTATCTAGCAATAAAGATTTTCAAAATTTATTTGAAGGAGACATAGGTAATTCAGCTTTAATGAGTCAAACACTTATAGACTTTGTTAAATCAGATGCTAGGTCATTAATAGAATCAGGAACAATATTAACACAAGATGGAACATTTACTTATGGTTCTTTAAATAAATTAGTTGATGGTGCTATAAGTAAATTTTTAACAAGCGGTCAAATAAGAGTTTCTAAATATGGCTTTAGACCATTTATACCAATGTCAGTAGACGGACAAGATGATGATACTGATGCAGAAGATAGAGGATTTATTATGCGTAATGCGCCAGAACATTATGCTATTACCGAAGAAACTTTTGCTATAACTTTAGATAATTCATTTAGTGAAACAACAGCATCATTAGATTATGTAAATGATAAAATAGTTGATATGGTAGAAAACTCATTAGATTTTAGTAATCCATTATATAACGCTGACTTTAAAGGGATAGTGCCTGTATTTGGTAAAAATATTAAATTAGAACCTATTAGAGGAACAGAAAGTAGAGATGAAGGTGGCTTTACTACAAGTTATTATATTATATATGTTGATCCATTTGACTATAAACAAATACCATTAAGAAATAAAAACGGAGAATATCTAAATATAAACTTACAAAAAGAGAGAGATGACTTTTTAGCAAGGGATATAGAATAATGGCAGAAGAAGATAAAACTTTATTTCCAGAATTTGATGTTGATACAACATTTAATCAAGCTGGAGTTACATATCGCCCAAGTAATTTAAACCCTATGGAGTTAGATTGGGGAGCTTCTTTTGGAAATTCATTTGATGATGCACTTATAGCAGGAAAAGGTTTAATTGATTTTATTTTTCCAAGTGTAGAGTTACCTCCAGAATTAAAATATAGACCAGAAGAATTAACAGAAAAATGGGATATGGGTGGCACAGATCAATTTGGTTTACCTAATATGATGGGTTATGAAGAATATGAAGATGAATTTAAGCATGTTAAATATGCAATAGAAGCAAAAGAAACAAAAGATTTTATAGATGCACAATTATATCGTAAAAGAAAAATGGCTGATGCACCATTATCTGCTAATTTTGCAGCAGGTGTTTTTGATCCAGTAAATTTAGTTGCTATATCAACAACTGGTGGCGTTGGTTTATTATCACAAGTATTAATTAATGCTCGTAGAGTTGGTTTAGCTAGTATACCACTTGAAGCAGGCAGACAATATATTGATCCAACAGCAGACTGGAGAGAATCTACAAGCAGAGTTGGTATGAACATGGCTTTTTCTGTACCTTTTACATTAGCAATACGAGGTGGCAGATACGTAGCTGGAAAAATACAAAACAAAAATTATGATGTTGATCCAAACAATGTAATTGTAAAAGATTTTGAAAATCAATATGATGTTATGGGTGATTATCCTACATTAAATCAAGCAAAAAATGGAGAAGATTTTGCTTTTGTATTTAATACAAGTACAGAAAATATACCTAAACTTAAAACAGCACATGGCAACATAAAAGATACAAATGGCTATGCGGAATATAATAGCAAAACACAAACTGTTACTGTGTCTCCAAAACTACAACATGATTTTCAAAATAGAAGGCCATTGTTTCCAGGACATCCAGATTCATTACCATTACCAAAGTTTCGTTCTATAAGAGAAGCAACTGAGTTTTATAAAATAAAAGCTATTGTAATGAAAACAAATAGGTATCCAATAAAAAAAGGTGAAACAGGTTTTGAATACAATAATAGAATTAACAATGCAATACTAAATGAAAATCAAAAAATATTAAATGTAAACTTTGATCCATCAGTAGTAGATGATGCTACAGTTAAAATGATAGCTAAACTAAGTAATCAATTTGCACCAGTAGGTAGAATCTTAAATACAAAATTTAAAAATAAAGAAGTTAATGCAGAAGTTAAAATATATACGCATCAGACTCATGGAGATAAATCTATTAGTTACAATGCAATGTTGCAAGATGTACCATTTGCAATATCACAAAGAGAAATAAATAATTTAGATATACAAAATTTTACTATTGTGCATAAAAATTATGACAACCTTATGTATATGCAATATAGAAATCCTGATTATTTAACCAATACTAGTGAACCACTTAAACAAGCACAGCTTACCTGGAATACAAAAGGTTTTGAATATTTAGATAGATTTAAAAAATTTGCAAATGTAAAAAGTTTTTTAAATAAATCTAAAGTTGTAGAAAAAGGGGAAGAAGTATTAAGCAACATGAAAGGCACAAGAAGAACAGCAGAAGATACAAAAGCATTTATAAATCAAACTACAGATAAACCTTATACGCAAGATGAATATATGAGTTTAGTTTACGAACATGTGTTAACTGGACAAAATAAATCATCTTTACCAAATAGTGTAAAAGATCATGCTAAATTTTATCAAACTGTATATGCAGACTTTCGTAAAGAATTATTAGAGTCTGGTGAATTAATATCAGAAGCAGGACTAAAAAAAGATATAGCTCATTATCAAGCTGTATTATCAGAGATGAATACTGTTACACAAAAATTCAAAACTAGAAAAGATAAACTAGGCATTGAAATAAGAAAACAACATATGCAAGCAGTAAATGATATACAATATATAATTAGATCAAATCAAAATATGTTAAAAGAATTTGAATTAGGGATTAGAAGCGAATTAGATGTTAATCCTAACTATGTACCTATTGCTTATTTACCAGACCAAATAAGACTTCAAAAAGATAAATTTATAAATAAATTAATAAAAGAGTTAACAAAACAAAGAGCAGCAGGTAAACCTGTATTAGTTAAAGAATGGCGAACTTTAGAAAAACAAGGTAAACCTATAACTAAAAATTTAAGTGTAGATCCAATAGATATACGTAATGCAGCAGAAAAAATATATAGAAATATTGTAAGAGATGCTGATGCTAATAATACAGAAAATGCAGTTGGTTATAGAAGTATGGCAAATGGCGAAAGACGACCAATCATGGGTGCGGCTCAATCACGAAATGACATTATTCCGCAAGAATGGTTAATGGAAAATGGTTTTTTAAATACAAACATAGGTGATTTAACGCAACGCTATGCACAAACAGGTTTTAAAAGAATGGGTTTTAAAGAAAGATTAGGTGATGCTTTTGGTATTGCAGAAAGATTTAGAATACAAACAAGAATGTTAGAAAAAGAAGTTGCAACACCAAAAGATTTACAAAAAGTAAGAAGTGTTATGGATGATTTATCAGATGAAATGGCAAAAGATTACAATGTATTTTTTGTTGGCGATCCAACATCATTTACTGTAAGAACTGCAAAACTTGCAAAAGATACAATGGGAACAGCTTATATGGGTAAAGCTGCCGCAGCTTCTATGCCTGATGTTGGTAAATTAATTTTATCAAATGGATTTTTACCAACCTGGAGAGCAATGCTTTCACATAACCCAGTAAGTAGTAGAGCAACACATAAAGGCGCAATAGGTAAAACAGAAAGTTTTAATGATTTACAAGCTATGATTAATGATCCTGCAATAATAAAAGCAATTAAAGAAAGACCAAATTTAGCAGAAGCAGCTATGTATGCAACACATGATGCATTTGGTTCAGCAAGTAGATATATGGACACAACTAATGCTGTTGGTGTTAACGCAAAAGCATATACCGATATAGGTCAACAAGGTCCAACCTTATTGCAAAAAATGGGACAAGGTATGGATGCTACTGGTAAATTTATGCACACCGCACACAAAGATTATTACTTGGCTAATATGTTAACCAGTTGGACAAACTGGATGAAAAATTTAAATAATATAGCTGGAATGGATGACATGATTAGAGCAGGTATTAGAATTTCAAAAGATCAAGGTTCTGTTCAAGATCAAAAAATTTGGAAATCTATGTTATTAAATAAACGTGATGCTAATTTTATTAAAAAAATGGTAGATGAAGGCGAGATACAAGAAGCAAATGGTTTAATGTTTGCACAAAGAAATAATTGGATGAAGTATGAATATGGCGATGTTGCATCACATAAGTTTGCAAATGCATTATACAGTCATACTGAAAGAAGTATTGTTAGTTCATCAATGACAGACAAACCAAACCTTGCATTTGGTGTTATAAAATTTAAAGGTAAAAATTCTAAAAAAGTTATTGATAAACTATTTAATAATGCAGTAGGTAAAGCACTTGGGTTTTCTCAAAAAGGTAATGACTGGAGAATGGATAATGCTATAGTTGGTTTAATAACACAATTTATGACACATCCAATAGCATCACAACGTAAAACAGTTGGCTCATCATTATCAGGTAGAGAAAGAAATGTTGTTGGTGGTTTTACCAATATGATTATGTTTGGCATTTTATCGCAATTAATAAAAAATCCAGAATATTTTGCAAGACTTGATCCAGAAGAACAGTTACTTAGAGGCATTGAAGCATCAGGAGCATTTGCTTTATGGGGAGACGCAAACTTTTATGTTGAAACTTTATCAATGAATAAATTAGGTATTAGGCCGTTAGCTGGTTTACCACCTAAATATGGAGAAACAGACGAGATTGATGCGTTAGGAATGGGATTAGGTGCAGCACCTGGAGCATTTTTTGACCAGATTAGAGCAATAACAACAGATACTTATTCAGAAGGCAAAAGAACTTTTGTAAGAAATTTACCATTTGCTAATTATCCTGTATTAGGAAGATTACTAAAAGATGGGCTTTATGCAAATCTTTATGATGCATTGAGATTAGATTAATTATAAGGTACATTATGTACAGATATGGAGAAAATGTATGACAATAGCAACAGCTAAAAATACGCCAAGAAATACCTACACCGCTACAGGTGGGCAAACAGTATTTACTATAGGTTTTGAGTTTTTTGCTACAGGAGATATTAAAGTATTTCGTAATGGCTCTGCATTAACTTTTAATGCTTCACCTAGCAGCGTATCGCAGTTTAGTGTACAAGGTACATCAAACGCTAGTGATAGTGCTTATGAGTTTGGTGCTGGTGGTACAATAACCTTAGGTGCTGGTGCTACCGCAGACGATAGTATTGTAATTGTACGAGACATTGTAGTAGAAAGAACCACAGACTTTACTCCAGCCGCATCATTTGATGTAACTGCATTAAATACACAACTTGATGTATTGATGGCAATGATGGCAGAAAGAGAAGAAAGTACCTCAAGATCCATCCGTCTACCATTAGCAGAAACAACTACAGGTTTTGATATGCAGTTACCTGTTAAGGCAAGTAGAGCAAACAAAATACTAGAGTTTGATGCCGATGGAGATCCAGCATGTAGTATTACTGCAACTAATTTATCTGCACTAGGCACTATAACAAGCGATATAAGTGCTGTTGCAGCCGTTGCTGGTAATGTAACTACTGTTGCAGGCATATCAGCGAATGTTACTACTGTAGCAGGTAAAGCATCAGAGATTACTTCGGTAGCTGCAAAAGCTAGTTTACTTACCTCAGACTTTGTGTCTGACTTAAATACGTTAGCTACTAGCGCTATTGTTACTGATTTAGATATTTTAGGTACAGCAGATGTAGTTGCAGATTTAGCTATCTTAGCTACCTCTGACGTAGTATCTGATTTAAATACTTTAGCAACATCTGATATTGTTTCTGACATAAATACGTTAGCAACCTCAGATATCGTAAGTGATTTAAATACGTTAGCAACTTCTGATATAGTTTCTGATATTAATACATTGGCTACTTCGGACATTGTATCTGATCTTAATACCCTAGCAACATCTGATATTGTAAGCGACATTAATACATTAGCTACATCTGATATTGTTACTGATTTAAATTTATTAGCAACTTCTGATTTTGTATCAGATTTAAATACACTTGCTACTTCAAGCAATGTAACCAATATTAGTACAGTTGCTACCAATATATCTGGTGTAAATAGTTTTGCTGCTAGATATCGAGTTACTAGCGGTGATCCAGGCTCTGACAATGATGCTGGTGATTTAAACTTCAATACCTCTAGTAATGTTTTAAAATATTACAATGGTAGTGCATGGGTAGAGATAGATAGTTCGCCTGGTCTAGTTACTATAGCTGACGAATCAACTGATACAACTTGTTTCCCATTGTTTGCAACAGCTGCTACAGGAGATATCCAACCTAAGTCTGGCAGTAATCTGACCTTTAACTCAAATACAGGTATCTTAACAGCTACAGGATTTGCAGGTGATATTACTGGTAATGTAACTGGTAATACTTCTGGTAGTTCAGGTTCTTGCACAGGAAACGCAGCAGGGTTATCATCTACTCTAGTAGTAGGTAGTGGTGGTACAGGTGCTACTTCACTTACTGCAAATGGAGTATTAATAGGTAATGGTACATCAGCAGTAACGGCTGTTGATATGTCTACCAAAGGGCATTTGCTCGCAGGAGATGGTTCAGGCAATCCATCTGCACTCTCTGTAGGTACGAATGATTACGTACTGACAGCAGATAGTAGTGCAGCGACAGGATTAAAATGGGCATTGGCTGCGGCTGGTGCAACAGGTGGTGGTACAGATCAAGTGTTTTATGAAAACGCTAGAGTGATGACTACTAACTATACCATTACGTCTAGCAAATCAGCTAGTACAGTAGGACCATTAACTATTAATAGTGGTGTAACATTAACCATACCAAGTGGAGAGAGGTTAGTAATCTTATGACGTGTAAAATAAATGCAGATACAAGTGATGGATTAAAGATAGTATCGGACACAAGTGGTGAAGTAGAAATACAGGACAATGGTACTACTAGAGTAACTGTTGGTGATAATATTGACTTTCATGGAAATGAATTAATATTAGATGCTGATGGTGATACTTCTATTACAGCAGATACAGATGACCAGATAGATTTCAAAATAGCTGGTACTGATAATTTTAAAATGTCAAGCACAAATGGCACTTTTAATTTTGGAGGAACAGGAAATTGTACATTAAGTGCTGACGGCAGTAATGCAGTTACTTTAAAATCTGCTGGCGGTGTTGGAAACCTTATGAAGTTTGAAAGCACTGCTGGAAAACAATTAGATATTTATTTTGTTACTAACGCAGTAAACTTTGTAAGAATCGTTGGTGCCGCATCTGGTTCGCCTGTTTTAATAGAAGGTGTCGGAGATGATACTAATGTAGGCATAAGATTAGTTCCAAAAGGTTCAGGTGGAGTACATATTTCTGGAGCATTAAGTAAAGATTCAGGCTCATTTAAAATTAAACATCCAGTAGATAGTAAAAAAGATTCACATTATTTAGTTCATTCTTTTATTGAGGGTCCACAAGCAGACTTAATATATCGAGGTAAAGTAGATTTAGTTGGAGGTAGTGCAACTATTAATATAGATACCACAGTTGGAATGACCGATGGTACATTTGTTGCTTTAAATACTGACATACAATGTTTTACTAGTAATGAAAGTGGTTGGACAGCAGTTAAAGGTTCGGTATCAGGCAATGTTTTGACTATTACAGCACAAGATAATAGTTGCACAGATACTATCTCATGGATGGTAGTGGGTGAAAGACAAGACCAACATATGAAAGATACTAGTTGGACAGACTCAGATGGTAAAGTTATTTTAGAACCTGAACAGGAAGGTGATGATGTTATACTTACTACCGAAGGATTAGGAGGATAAATGGCATTAACATTACATGGCACAGTAGCAGATAACACAGCAGTTTTAGATAGAAGAAGTGCTAAACCTATTATCATTAATGGTGATATGGCAGTAGCACAAAGAGCTACAAGCGCTTCAAGCATTAGTGCTACAGCATATACCACAGTTGATAGAATGAAATTTACTGCGTCAGATGGCGGTACATTTACTATAAGTCAAGACAATGATGTACCATCAGGGTATGGCTTTAGTAAAAGCCTTAAATTTGATGTTACAACAGCAAAAGATACTCCTGTTTCTGGTTCAATATCATTGTTTGATTATCGCCCAGAAGCTCAAGATTTAAAATTATTAAATTATGGTACAGCGCAAGCCGAAACTATTACTCTTGCTTTTTGGATTAAAAGTCCTAAAACAGGAACTCATGTAGTACACATTTATCAAAATGATGGAGCAAGACATATAGCAAAAACTTATACTGTTAGTTCAGCAAACACATGGGAAAAACATATAATTACTTTTCCAGGCGATACAGGCGGCACAATTAATAATGATGAAGGTATTGGATTTCAGATTCAATGGGGATTATGTACTGGCAGCACTTATACAAGTGGCTCATTAGCTACTTCATGGGCATCATATAGTAATGCAAACTCATTTGTTGGACAAGTAAACTTAGCAGATAGCACAGACAATAATATATTTTTTACAGGTATACAGTTAGAAGTTGGCGACTTTGATGCTAACAGCATAGCTCCTTTCCAACATGAATCGTTTGGTGATAACTTAAGAAGATGTCAAAGGTACTTTCAAAAATATACAAATCCACCTTTAGTTGGTATAGCTAATGCAAACAATACATATGCAAGAGCAAAAATGATGTTGCAAACACAAATGAGAGCAGCGCCTACTGCAACACATAATGGAACTTTTAATTACTTTGTTTCTAATAGTATTCAACCAACAACCACAGCTTTTAGTGCTACATATCTTGACGAAAATGTTGTGGAATTTGATGCAACAACAAATGTTACATCAATGACAGCAAAAGACCCAATTTTTTGTATGCAAAGTGGTACTGGTTCTTTAGATTTAGATGCAGAATTATAGGAGATAATAATGGAAGATAATAGAATAGTAACATCTGCTAAATATCAACAAGGATTTATTGGTTCTGGAAATGTTAATATTGTAGCTGTTATTGAGGGTAAAACTGTATATGTCCCACTTAATACAGACAACACAGAATATCAATTAATACTAGAATGGGTAGCAGATGGTAATACGATAGCGGAGGCAGACTAATGGCACTAGTAATTAAAGGCAGTAGTTCAGGACAGATAACCGTTGATGTACCAGCAGCAGCAGGTACTAATACATTAACAATACCAGCATCAACTGGTGAAATGCTTACCACAGTTAATCCAAAACCAGGAAATATAATTCAAGTGGTAACTGATTTTACACAATCAACTTCAGCGTTTACTTCATCAAGTGCTACCTATGTTACAGATTCTGCATTGCCATCATTATCTATTACGCCAAGTGCAAGTGATAGTAAAATTTATGTAAGCGCTTATATAGGTATGCAACATGACGGTAATAACCAAGTTGAAAATACAATTTATCGTGCTATATCAGGTGGAGCTACTACAGATTTAAGTGGTGGAAATACTTATGGATTGGTTTTTAAAGGTGGTACTAATCCTGAATGGGGTTATGCTGGAGTTCAATTTATAGATTCTCCAAGCACCACTTCTGCGGTAACTTATACTTGGTATTCAAGAGTTGAAACTGATAATGGTAGCACAGCTATATTTGTTCATGGTAATTGTGCTGCTAGTATTACTTTAATGGAGATTGCAGTATGAGTACACCACCAATATTTAGTAAGTTTGATTCTATTTATAAACTGTATGCTGCTGTTGTTAGCATAAGAGAAACAGATGGTGTTTACACAGCTTTTGATAAAGATGGTAATGAAGTTTCTATAAATATGTCAGATGTAAATGCTGACTTTACAGCAAATCAAGAATATAAAAACAAACGACATGCTGAATATCCATCTGTTGTAGACCAGCTAGATAAGATTTATCATGATGGTATTGATGCTTGGAAAGTTGTTATCAAAGCTACTAAAGACAAGTATCCAAAGGGATGATGTATGCGAAGCCTAGCTTTTATAGTAATCCTTGCCATAGTCTTGGCTTATATTGCTGAGTGTCAAGCAGCCGATAGCACATCAAATATA